GGTGACTTTGTTCCAACAGGAACTACGGTTACAGGTATTAGCACTACTGGTTTTATTACGATTTCAAACGCCACATCAAACACTGAAGGTGGAGTTACCATTCCTCTTGATTTTGGAGTTGCAGGAACAGTAATCGTTGCTGCACCACTTGTAGTTGGTGCAGGTATTACTCAATCTTTGGCAGGAAAAGTAGAAATTGGAGTAGGATCTACAACGTCTCTTGATGGATCACACCTGAAGGGAATTGTCACCGAAATTGGAGTTGATCAAGTATCGGTAAAAGTTCTTTCAAAAGTTACTGGATCGACAGAAACACCAGTAGATTATCAAGAATCTGGAACTTGGGCATTTACCAATTCCGGCAATGTTGCGATTCATACCGCAGGTGAGAATGTATCTTACGGATCCACTTCTTACATTGGACAACAAGATTGGTTTGGACAACAAACCTTTGCAACTTCAACTAAAACAGTTGGAGGAACAGTTACGATCACAACTGAATCCTGGAATACCGTCGCAGATCGTCCAGGAACATCTCAATATGTTACTGATCGAGCAGGAAGATTTGACGAAGTTCATGTTGTTGTAATCGATGGTGATGGTGATATCACCGGAAATGCAGGAACAATTTTAGAAAAACATCTCAATCTTTCTAAAGCAAAAGATGCAGAATTCTCAGCAGGAACCCCATCTTATTGGAGATCTTATCTGAAATCAAACTCAGCTTTTGTTTTTGGTGGTGATGAACCGGCAGATATTACCGTTACTGGATATACTTCAGAGTTTACGAAAGTAACCCCAACTGAAGGTGCATGGGATCAAAATTCTGAAGGAACTATCTTTAATGGGTGTGGCAGTCAGGACTTTGAATTTACTGGAGGTAGAAATTATGATGGAGGAAGTGATATTACAGCAGATGGAGCACTTTCACCAAGTCTCAGTGATTTAGTAACTGGTTATGGATTACTTGAAAATACTGAAAAGTATGAAATTGATTTCTTAATCATGGGATCAGCAAACTATGAAAAGGAATCTGCACAGGCATTGGCAAATAAATTAATTGCAGTTGCTGGTGCTAGAAAAGATGCACTTGCATTTATTTCTCCATACAGAAAAGCCTTTATTGTCGATACAACTGCAGGACAGGTAACTGTCAATAGTGATGCAGAAATCACTGACAACGTATTGTCTTTCTATTCACCTATTACTTCATCCTCGTATGCAGTATTCGATAGTGGATATAAGTACATGTATGACAGATTTGCGAATACATTCCGTTATATTCCTCTGAATGGAGATATGGCAGGTCTTTGTGCTCGCAATGACATTGACAATTTCCCATGGTTCTCACCAGCAGGAACTTCTAGAGGTGCAATCCTCAACGCAGTCAAACTGGCATATAATCCTTCTCAAACACAAAGAGATAGATTATATTCTGCAAGAATCAATCCAGTTATTGTTTCCCCTGGTGGTGGAATCATTCTTTTCGGGGATAAAACTGGACTTGCAAAAGCATCTGCATTCGATCGTATCAACGTTCGTCGTTTGTTCATCTATCTTGAGGATGCAATTTCTGCTGCTGCTAGAGATCAACTATTTGAGTTCAACGATGAGATCACAAGAACTAACTTTGTAAACATTGTTGAACCATTCCTCCGTGATGTTCAGGCAAAACGAGGAATTCAAGATTATGTTGTTATTTGCGATGAGACAAATAACACTGCTGCAATCATAGATAATAATGAGTTTGTGGCAGATATTTACATCAAACCTGCAAGATCAATCAACTTCATTGGTCTTACATTTGTTGCCACCAGAACTGGTGTTTCATTTGAAGAAGTTATCGGTAACGTTTAATTTAGAGGTTTAAAGAAAAATGCCTAGTCGCCAACAACGAAATACCTCACCAGTAAGAACGATCAGTGATTTTAAAAGTAAATTAACTGGTGGTGGTGCAAGACCAAATTTATTTGAAGTTGAATTAGCATTCCCCGATGCAGTTGCTGTTAATAATGATGTTCTTCAAAAGTCAAGATTTCTTGTAAAGGCAGCAGCATTGCCTGCCTCTACAATTGCGTCAATTGATATTCCTTTCAGAGGTCGTATTCTGAAAGTAGCTGGTGATAGAACTTTTGAGACCTGGACAATCACAGTTATTAACGACACAGATTTTGCAATTCGTTCTGCATTTGAAAAGTGGATGAATGTCATCAACAAAATGACTGATGCCACTGGACTCACGGATCCAGCACAATACCATAAAGATGCAGTTGTTAAGCAACTTGATCGTGATGGTTCTGTTCTCAGATCTTATAAGTTCTGGGATATTTTTCCAACAAATATCTCCACAATTGACCTGAGCTATGAGACAACTGACACCATTCAGGAGTTTACTGTAGAAATGCAAGTTCATTATTGGGAGGCACTCAGAGGAACTTCATCTCAGGCTGGTGGAGAAGATATCAACTAAATAATTAGATAATAGTCTAAATCAGTTTATAATATGGCAAAACTTTTCGGTTTTTCTATTGAAGATGGAGAAAAAAAGTCTAAAAGCATAGTTTCCCCCGTTCCTCAAAATAATGAGGACGGGGTTGACAATTATATTGCTAGTGGATTTTATGGATCATATGTAGATATTGAAGGTGTTTACAGAACAGAATTTGATTTACTAAAAAGATATAGAGAGATGGCATTGCATCCAGAGTGTGATGGTGCTATCGAAGATGTTGTAAATGAAGCAATTGTCAGTGATCTTTATGATTCGCCCATTGAAATTGAACTCTCAAATTTAAATGCGACTGACAAATTAAAGAAAGCAATTAGACAAGAATTTAAGTATATCAAAGAACTTTTAGATTTTGATAAAAAATCACACGAAATTTTTAGAAATTGGTATGTTGATGGTCGTTTATTTTATCATAAAGTAATTGATCTCAAAAAACCTCAGGAAGGAATTAAAGAACTGAGGTATATTGATCCAATGAAAATGCGGTATGTCCGACAAGAAAAGAAAAAAGATAAGAATGTCATTGGACCAAATATTCCTGGCAGTGACGAAAATAAAAATGGAATTGCTCCAGAAATTGAAGAATATTTTGTATACACACCGAAACCAAATTATCCAACAGGATCTATTTCTGGAGGTGGTGGGGTAAAAGGGACTAAAATTTCAAAAGATGCGATTACATATTGTACTTCAGGTTTAGTTGATAGAAATAAGGGAACAGTATTATCATATTTACATAAAGCAATCAAAGCGCTCAATCAACTCAGAATGATTGAGGATTCTTTAGTTATCTATCGTTTGTCAAGAGCACCTGAACGTCGCATTTTTTATATTGATGTTGGCAATCTTCCAAAGATTAAGGCAGAACAATATCTCCGTGATGTTATGATGCGTTATCGCAACAAACAAGTTTACGATGCAAACACTGGAGAAATTCGTGATGATCGTAAATTTATGAGTATGCTGGAAGATTTCTGGCTTCCAAGAAGAGAAGGTGGTCGTGGAACAGAAATTACCACACTTCCTGGTGGACAAAATCTTGGTGAACTTGCCGATATTGAATATTTCCAAAAGAAACTTTATAGAGCACTTGGAGTTCCAGAATCAAGAATTGCTGCTGATGGTGGTTTTAATCTTGGTCGTTCTTCTGAGATTCTGAGAGATGAACTTAAGTTTGCCAAGTTTGTTGGACGTTTGAGAAAGAGATTTGCTCAGATGTTTAATGATATGTTGAAAACTCAGTTGATTCTCAAGAACATTGTGTCACTTGAAGATTGGGAAGAAATTTCAGATCATATTCAATATGATTTCTTATATGACAACCAGTTTGCAGAACTGAAAGAAACTGAAATGCTCAATGAGCGTCTTGGTGTTCTTGCCACTATTGAACCTTACATTGGAAAGTATTATTCTACTCAGTGGGTCCGCAGTAAAGTTCTTCGTCAGACTGATTCTGAACAGATTGAAATGGATGAGCAAATCGAACAGGAAATTAAGGATGGAATTATTCCAGATCCAAGTGCAGTAGATCCAATTACCGGAGAACCATTACCCGCAGAAGGAGATCAGGGAATGTTAGGAGATGTTCCGATGGAACCGGAAGTGAACGGTGGAATTGCTGATGCTGATGGTAAAGCTGCCGAGATATAAATAGAAAATATAGTCATATTAACTTTTTATGGAAGAAATTGTAAATTTGATAGGATCAGATTCATCTGCATCTCAAATCAGTGACAAAATTAAAGATGTTTTGTATGCAAAAGCAGCAGAACGTATTGATAATGTTCGTCCAAAAGTTGGTGCTTCAATGTTTGACGACCAACAACATAATTCCGAAGGGGAAGAATAATGTCAAGAACTTTATTAGTTGGAATTGGAGATGAAGTTGCACTCAATACAGCAACTACTTTAGAGAATGCAACTGTTATTAGAGTTTGGAATAGTCATGCATCAAATACTCAAACAGTAAGTGTTGCAAAAAGCACCACTACTGGATATGCAAACACTGCAACAGTATCAATGC